AAGATCTTAAAAACAAAAACTATAAATCAGCTATACATGAGTACCTACAAAAAAATAACGTACCATTTAGCCCCAACACTAAATTAGGATTTTAGAATGAAGCTGACGTTCTATTTAGCTATAAACGAAGGGTATATTGATTTTGCTAGGGTATTTCTTTACTCCTTGAGAGAAAATTTTCCTGAGAAAAAATTAAAAAAAATAATTATAAACGATTTAGGTTTGACCCCCGAACAAAGAACAAATCTTCTAAGTTTTCACCCCAAGATTGAATACATCTCTACTATAGAAGAAAAAATACTATCAGAAGGAATATGGACCGATAACTGGAGACTAGCGATCAACCACAAGACGGAGGGTCTATCTTCTATATGCAAAGAAGAAAATTACCCCATATTGATGATCGACGCAGACACATATATACTTGAAGATTTTTCAGAAGAAATATTTTACGGTTGCGATATACAAGTATGCACTCAAGAGCCAGCTCAAGGAAATGAACCGGGAACGCTAGACTATATAGGGTGTTGGTTTGTCGCTCATAACGACAAGGCTAAAGAGTTTATTCGTAGATGGCGCGCAAGAATGAAGTTGGTTAACAGAGAGTTTAAAGAGACTCCTGCTTTATGTGAAGTTATGAGCCTCATTAACGGCACGGACAATACCCACTTTACAATAAGGGAAAACCACGAGGAGGATATTTGCTCCGTAAACTATATACCTAAAGAAAATTATAACAAACCAAAAATACTGCACTTTAGGAGTAACCCCACCACAGCTGATGTTCCAGAGGGACAAGGAGATCAATTCGCGCGCACGCTTAATCGCACCAACTACATTTCTGATTTACCCGATGAAATAAAATCCTTATTTTATACAACTAGCAATTTATCGTTATAATAATTTAATATGCAAAAGAGTATACCAATTTTAATGTGTGGGTGGTTTAGTCCCACTATTATAGAAAGATGTTTAAATTCTTTTAGTGCTATAGAGTACATAAAACCTGAAATTTATTTTTACGAAGGCAAGAGTATTCATTCTGGTGAAATTGAAAAAATCGTTACGGCTAATCGTAATGTGAAAGGATATATACAACTAAAAGAAAATTTTATGACAGGCGCTGGGTTTTTAGCGTTTGAGCATTTTAAAAGAAATTTTAATGAAAAGTATATGATCGTTACAGATGGAGACCTTATAATATCTTCAACTTCCGTTAGAGATCAAATAAACCTTTTCGAAACATTAGATCGAGTAGGCTTAGTTACTCAGCAAAAGGTTTTGCTTGGTTGGCAATCGGATCTACGAAGAGCTTTAAATAATTATTTTGAGGGCACCACGACAGAAAGGCACGCGGACTATGATAGAGTTACGAATGCTGGGGGAAATGTTATGGTCATGGAAACGGAAGATGTAGTTAGGTTTAGAAACGCTGTTTACAACAAAGAGCTCTTATTGTGGACGGAAGAGCCCTTTACAGAAATTGCTCAAAAAAGGCTTCCCATTTGGATGGATTTAGATATGTCTAGGTTTTTTGAATCAGTTTTAGAGAAGCAAGCTCTTAGATACAAAAAGGAATTGTGCTACGAGCTAACATCAGAGGAATATAACGTTGGAGGGGTGCCGTGGACTAACCCCTTGATTCAGCCACGTAGTGAATATTTGAAAGCAAAGTTCGCTGGTGAGGTAGCTGGCGGGAACGACAACCATTACGCAAATCAGTGGAAAAAATATGCTAATGATTGGGACTTTAAGGATTTCTGTCACGAAAGCTATTATCCAGATGGCCGAATTAAATATGATATAATAATATGAACCCTCATAGAGTAACAGCTGATTTTGAGCAGGCTTTATGTCAGTACGCTGGCGCGCCTTACGCTGTCGCTACCGATTCTTGTTCTAACGCTCTTTTTCTTTGCCTTAAATACCTTGGCGTAAAAGATAAAGAAATAACAATACCAAGTCACACATATATGTCTGTGCCTTGTCAAATTATTCATGCCGGAGGAAAAGTTAAATTTAAAAAATCTTCAAAAAATTTAACAGGTTCTTATAGACTGGCTCCAACACCTATTTGGGATAGCGCGCTAAGGTTTACTAAAAACATGTACAAGAAGGGGCAGTTTATGTGCCTTTCTTTTTCTGGGCCAAAAAAAATTCTTAAGCTTGGTAAAGGGGGAGCCATATTAACTGACGATGAGCTAGCGTACGAATGGTTAAAGAAAGCTAGATATCACGGGCGAGGACCAGTGTCACATCTAACGGATAAATTCGATATGCTTGGTTGGAATATGTATATGCCGCCTGATTCTGCCGCTAGGGGATTATTGCTTATAGGGGGCATGGAACGAAACAAAGACGTAACGCAGGAATATCAAGATTTATCAAAATTTAAAATATATCAGCCATGAAAATAACTCAAGCTTTAGTTGGTCCTTCGATTAAATTTTTTAAACCAAAATTTCTTTCTAGATGGGGTCTCGTAGATTATTATGACGTTAATAAACCTTGCGTGTTTTTTGAAGGATGGGCTCAGTCTGAAGTTATTCAAAGACATAATTCATACAAAATTGTAATACCTGCGTCGCCCAAAGATTTTCCTGATTTTAATGTAGTAACTAATAGGAAAAAATTATTTATTGTTAGCTCTAGCCGACAACCAGCCGAGGGGAGTTGTCCGATAGGGGGACCCACACCTATCATCCCTGATGATGTTGGAGTAAAAGATGTTACTATGGAGCTTAAAGATTATTCATTATTTAAACCCAACGTTTTAGGAGATAAAATTTATATTTATAGTGGATTTACGAACGGATGGAGCCTTAACGATTTCATTCCGCATAACGGTGTCCACCTTGGGTCAGACAAGGTGATAGATCTTCAGGCACGTATAGATTTTGAAATTATAACAACAAGCCATCAACATCTTGGTGATTATCATGATATAAATTTTTTAAAAGAAAATTTTTACGACAAATGTTTTCTAAATTTAAACTTATCAAAAGGTCACGGAATGACAACTGTTAGAGAAATGGGGTTAATGGGTAGAATGACTATAATGAATAAAGATCATTACGACTACCCCAGCGTTTTAAACTACTCAAGCGAAGAAGAAATTATTTATTTAATTAATCAAGAAAGTAAAAAAATAGGAACAGTTCAGCCTTCTATGGATTGCCATAACGTTGGTGATGAATGGCTAGACACTGATTTCTGGGAAGGTGAATAACAACTATGTTTCATTTTGTAAAAAATAAGCCCAAGTATTTTGAATTCATAAGGAAGCTAAGGAACGACGAAAGAGTTCAAGGCGGATTTATTGACGAAATGCCTAATATAACACAAGAGCAACAAGTAAAATATATGGAAAAATATAAAGACAATTTTTATATTTGCTTAGGCTTTGGCGGCGACGGACTAAAGCCTATACCCGTGGGTTACATTAGGCATATAGATGGAGACATAGCGGTATGCACTAATCCTACATACCATGGAAGAGGAATAGGTACTTTCATGATAGAAGAGCTAATTAAAAGACATCCAAAATGTCACGCCAAAATTAAACTTGATAATGAAGCAAGCATAAAGGCTTTTGAAAAAGCCGGGTTTAAAAAGAAATATTATATTCTAGAGATATGAGCGATAGAGTCGAACAAGCGTGGGTTAGTCCACACATGGAGGCTTTCAAAGAGTCCTTTCTAAAAAGGAATAATCTTAGAAGCTATTCTGGTGACGCCGGTCATATTTTATTTTTCGGCACCTCCGGCTTTATAGATGCTGATCACACGCGTGGTGGGGGCATTGAGACGCTTTTGGAGCATTGCCAAATTTCTCCCGATTCGTATAAAATAATATTTCCAGCTAGTCCCCACGATCTTGTTAGCTTTTGTAGCTTCATGTATCCTTTCGATATTAAAAATTTATGCATAGTAAATGCTAAACGAAATTTTCGATTACAAAAAAATCATGATATATATGCAAGCATGGGCGAACATCCCTTTTATATCCCAGAACACGTTAAAGTAAAAAAAGTTTTTCCAAAGATGAAATGTTTTTCTAATTTTACGCCTAGCAAATTGGGGAATAAAATATATCACCATTCAGGCTTCTGTGAACACACCCCTCAATGCGCGATAACTATACAAAGAATCAAAGACAGTGTCCCTTACGAGTTGATAACAACGACTCATGCGAAAAGAGAAGATTATCATGACGAATCTTACTTAAAGGAAAATTACTATGATAAATGTTTTTTGAATTTAAATTTAACAGTGGGAGGCGCTATAACTACCGCGGCAGAACTTGGGTTGATGGGGAGAAAAACCATAGTATGCAACGCTATGAGGGAAAATTGTTTCGTTGCTTGGCGAGGTGGTCAATACGAACCTATTTATTCCTATGAAGATCCAATGTTTGATGATTTCTATAATTTTGACATTTTTCTGAAGGTCAACTCTTTTGAAGATATAATAAAAAAGATAAACAATGAGGCCAAAAAAATAGGCACAATTCAACCCTCCATAAGCTGTCATAAACTAGCGGAAGAATGGTTGGATATTGACTTTTGGAAAAGTGATTATTTAGATGTTTAACCAAATGCCGATCTTATGATTCATAGCCCATATAAATCAGTTAAAATGTTCGAAGAAGAAATCGCAAGCTACGCGGGAGCGCCTTACGCTGTTTCTGTCGATAGCTGTACAAATGCTTTATTTTTGTGTTGCAAATATTTAGAAGCTAAAGAAATTACAATTCCGAGTAAGACATATCTTTCTGTGCCTATGAGCGTTATCCATAGTGGTGCAGAAGTTATCTTTGATAAGACAGATATAACTAATCATTGGTCTGGAATTTATAAACTAAAACCTTACCCCATATATGATTCAGCGAAAAGATTAACGTCTGGAATGTATATAAAAGATTCTTTTATGTGTTTATCTTTTCACATAAAAAAACTTTTACCGATAGGGAAAGGCGGAATGATATTGACCGACGACGAAAAGGCTTTAGATTGGTTTAGGAAAGCTAGGTACGAAGGTAGAAGCGAAAAATTTTACAAAGAGGACAATATAGAAACTCTTGGTTGGAACATGTACATGACCCCCGAGCAAGCCATACGTGGGTTAGCTTTATTTCAGAATTACCCACGAAACAAACAAGACCAAGGGGAGGTTGGTGGATACAGGGATTTAACAAGCTTTCCCGTCTTTAAAGATTGTAGGACGATAGAATGAATAAGGAAACAAATTATTTTATAAATATTGTATTGGACTGTAGCTTTGACCATGAGTTTTATCGAAAAAGATATTCTACATTGGAGCAAGTACTAATTACAGTACGTTCGATCCGATGGAATTGGGATTTCCCATATAGAATAAATCTTATTTACACTTCAGTCATAGACGAAGAAACGACAAAGATCTTAAATGATTTAAACATAGATTTATATTATGTAAAACCAGAGATTGAAACCGAAACATGCTCGTTATCTAGATCGGCATCATATTCATTACAGCTCAATCGAAGGGGCACACACAGATTGGTTATAGATTGCGACATGGTAGCGACCAACAACCTCCAAATAGAAAAACTACTTAAGTATGACATTGCTTGCATGTACGAATGGTGCACAAACGTTTGCAAAACTCAAGAGAGCTACGATTCCTTGATATTAGATTTATGTAATACATTTAGCTTTAAACATCCGTCATCCCGATTTGTATGCTCAGATAATTCGTGGGCAAGCGATTATCACCTAACTGGGAAAAAACTTGCATGCCCTTTTTATAATCCGGGGGTAGTTTTCATGAAAGAAGAATTGACAAGTGAATTTGCGAAACGATACAAACAGTTATGGAGTCTTGGTGCTTCCCAAAAACTACAAGTCGGAATGTCTATCGCCATGCAAGAATTGACGACAAATATTGGAGCGCTAGAACCGGGTACGAACATACTTCCTTATTTACTTACGTCATCTGATAAGTTTAAAAATTTCCGTAATACTTACTTGTTGCATTGTTGTGTTTCTAGTTATGATACGATTAGTAAATTGTGCGACTTTTATTTGACTAATCCGATTGTCATGGGAAGTGCGAAAATCAAGGAATCGCTTTTAGGTTTTCACGCGTACTTGAGAACGCAGCATGGCATTAGCAATGCCTCCAATCCGAACCCGTATCATTGGACGGCATGTTGCCCCTCTTCTTGGGAGGGTGAAGAATATTACTTTAACCAAACGCTAGAATTGTCTGCGTCATCTAAACAAATGGCGCGTGACATAGATGACTACTATAACAGGATGGACATTAACATACACACCGAGGGCATGTAAATTGAATAAAAAAGTTTTAATAATTGGTTGCGGGGGCTTTGCCAAACAAATTTACGGGACTTTGGTAGATTTTGATTTTGATTTTAAATTTCACGATGAAACGACACTAACTGATAGACACCCTTTCTTAGGCCAAGAAGTAATTTATTTTGTTAATGAAAAAGAGTTCGATAGTGTGACCGTGGCGGTTGCAGGGACCAAGATTAGAGAAGAGATAAGAGAAAGATACAGCGGGCTACCAATGCAAAATATAATATCAGAGAAAGCAAGCGTAAGCCGACTAGCCAACATAAAACAAGGTAACATAATTTTAGAGAACGCAATAATCGAACCCGACGCGTCAACTGGAGACGGATTAATCCTCAACGTTGGAGCTCAAATACATCACGATAGCACCGTGGGGAAGTATTGCGAAATAGCTCCTCGCGCTGTATTATTAGGGGGCTGCAACATAGGAGACTATACCTTCGTAGGGACAAATTCTACGATTTTGCCTAATGTTCGCGTAGGAAAAAGTGTTACAGTTGGCGCGGGGGCAGTTGTGACAAAGAATGTTCCAGACGGAGTAACAGTAAAGGGTGTGCCAGCGAAATGAAAATAGCAGTATTAACAAGTCTCTTCGGAAGTGAAAGTGATTTGCGCTCACTAAGCATGTGGGAGCGAGAATACGAGGTAGACTATTTCGCTTTCCTAGATAGGAAGCATAACGATTCTTTGGGATGGAATCAAATTGTGTCTCCCGATTTTACATATGACTTAACATGGTCTTACAGAAGAAATGCAAAGATATACAAAATATTACCAAATTTATTTTTACCGGATTATGATGTTCATGTTTGGGTAGACTCTGGTCAGACGGTTATTAAAGACCCCCACGTAATTTGTGAAGAATATTTAAAAGACAGCGACATAGCCGTATTTAAACACTCTGACAGAAATTGCGTGTACGACGAAATGCAAAAAGTAGTTGAACTAAAGATGGAACACCCTCCCCTAATTGGCCAGCAGAGAAGATATCTTGAATCAATAAAATTCCCCGAAGACCAAGGCTTATATGAGTTAGCCTGCTTCGTAAGAAAGAATAATAATGCCACTCATCAAATGGGGTTAATGTGGTGGGAGATAATATGTCGTTTTTCCTCACGAGATCAAATCTCTTTTCCGCAAGTCTTATGGAGGATGCAAAACAATATAAAAATTTCCATTTTACCCGGCCTTGTTAACCATTGGCGTGGAAATGAATTCTTTTCTTACGGAGAGCAACCATCGCTAATTAAAAAGTATTAGAATGAAAACTCTAATAGAAAATCTGCTGGATAAACACGAAGAAGAATTAAACGAAGTGTTTGATAGCTGGCTACCAATACATTTAAAGTGTAGTGAGGCATGCCAAGGGAACGGGACAACAGGTTCGGCGGATTGTAAATTTTTGCAATTGCTATGTATAGAAAGAAAACCTAAAAAAATCTTAGAGATAGGAACTTGGGTCGGAAACACAGCCTACGCCATGTCTTTCGCCACAAAAGGTGTTGGGGCAGTTATTCATACTTGCGACGAAGTAAGCTGGGGAAACGACAACATATCAGAGATAGATATGTTTCTTAAAATTGACTGTGAGGAGGCAGAAAGAATCAACATAAATCCAAATACTTGGAGTAGTGACTTCCTAATGAGTGAGGATTTGCTAAGTGGTATTGATTTTGTATTTAATGACGCTAGCATCTCTTTAGAAGATTGCCAGAGAATTTATGAACTTGCGGCCGATAAATTTTGTTTTATTACCCATGATTACTATAATGAACAAGGAGGACATGAAAAGGGGGCGGAGGCAATAGAAAACATGAAAACCGTGATCAAAGGAAAATACAGATTATATACCCCAGAAAAAGAGTGGTACACGGCAGGGTGTAAAGCAGGAGTCAACGGTTGTTGCGCTCTTATAGAATGCGAGAAATAAAAATGAACTTACTAGTAACAGGAGGATGTGGGTTTATCGGCTCTAATTTTATAGAGCATGTTATAGACAAAAAACAAGTTTACAAACTCATTAACGTAGATTGTCTTTCTTACGCTGGGTCTTTGGAAAATACGAAAAAAATCCACAAACACCCAAAGTATCTTTTAGAGAAATACGACTTATCGTGCTATCAAAAAGTGTACGATACATTTTACAAGCACGACATAACACACGTAGTCCATCTCGCTGCAGAGACACACGTAGATAACTCTATATTGGACGCTGACGCATTTTTATTGGCAAATGTACTCGGGACACACAACCTGCTCAAAGCGGCCTTAAAATTCAAAACAAAGCGATTTCATCACGTATCTACAGACGAGGTATATGGTCACCTAGATAGAGGAGACGAAAAGTTTTCGGAGGATACTCCGTATGACCCAAGAAATCCATATTCCGCTTCGAAGGCTGCTTCGGATTTCCTAGCAAGGTCTTATTTTCATACTCATGGCCTACCTATAACCATTTCTAATTGTAGTAATAATTACGGCCCAAATCAACATAAGGAAAAATTTATACCTACAGTTGTAGACTCTTTGTTAAATGAATGTAAGATACCTGTCTACGGCAAAGGGGACAATATACGAGATTGGATTTATGTAGAGGACCATTGTAAAGCTTTATGGAAAGTTCTTACCAAGGGTAAGATAGGGGAGACTTATCTAGTGGGTGCAGAGTGTGAAAAAACAAATTTAGAAATAATTCATGAGATTTGTAAAATATTAAAAAAGGAACCTAATGAATATATTTCTTTCGTAAAAGATAGATTGGGGCATGACTTTAGGTATGCAATTAATAACAAAAAAATATCTAAAGAATTAAAATGGAAACCTTCAATGAAACTAAAAAGTGGCCTCAAAAAAACAATAAAACACTATGCACGGATCGCTAATTAAAGACGTTAAGATTCACGTTGACGAAATTTCTTTTTCCGAAGACAATAACACTCTTGTGAAGGGGTGGTGTGCTTCGGACTCTGTTGATGTAAAAAACGTAAGATTATTTGCTGGCGAAGACATCTCTTTTTCTGGCGTATACAAGGGTGAAAGAAAAGATGTGTTTGAGTTTTACAAAAACAACAAAAAATTCTTAAATTCTGGATTTTCTATAAACGTGCCGAAAAAAATAAAAAGCAAAGAAGATATTTTTCTGCAGATTTTACACGACGAAGAATGGAGGAACGCAAAAAAGATCGAAGAACCTGTTTCTAGTCAGTTGAGGGAAATAGAAGCGAACTTTAAAATAAACAAAACGTTTGACACAAATGCAATTGTCGTAGACAACTTCTACGAAAATCCTCATGCCGTTAGAGAATTTGCATTATCAAGAAGCTCTTACAGCCCACATATAGAATATCACAAAGGGCAAAGAACTGAAGAGAGCTTCAAACCGAAGGAAATTAAAAAGGCCTTGGAGAATTTACTTCAGAAAAAAATTACCAATTGGGACAAGCATGGAGCTAATGGCGTTTTCCAGTTTTGCACTTCTGAGGATGCTATAGTTTATCACGTTGACCCTCAATCCTATGCGGCTGTTGTGTACTTAACCCCAGACGCTCCGCCCGAATGTGGTACAACTTTTTACAAAAGCAAGGTTAACGGTCTAAGGGAATCGCCTAATGACGAGGTCGTTAAAGAACGAAATAAATCAAAAGAACACTTAACATTTGAAATATTCAGTGCTGGGTTTTATGACAAAACCAAATTTGAAACCGTAGATGTTATCGGAAATGTTTTCAATAGACTTGTTATTTGGGACGCGCAATTAATTCACGCTGCCTCTGAATATTTTGGGTCGAACCTAGGAGACTCAAGACTTTTTCATCTGTTCTTCTTTGATGTCGAGGAGTAGCTATGAAACTGGCTATTTTACAACCAAACTTCTTTCCGCCTAAATCTTACTATGATTTAGTCCAGAAAATGGACAAAGTCATTTTTCTTGACGATGTATTTTACAATAACAAAAGCTGGGTGAACAAAACATTATTAAAAGTAAAATCAAAAGACTATTACTTTAGAGTGCCAATAAATAACTTAGACGATGGAGAACGATCTCAAATAAAAGAAATTAAAATCAAAGAAGGCGAAAAGTGGAAAAGGCACTTTATTAAGATGGTTCACTTAGAGCATAACGATTGCTATAATTACCCCGCAGCTATTAACCTTGTAAAAAGCATAATTCAATTGCCTGTAGACAATGTCTGTCACCTTTCTGCCTACAGCGTCTTCAGAGTGTGTAGCGCACTTGGTTGTGATACAGAGTTTTCATTTTCTTCTGTTAAATATGGAAATATAAAGGGGTCCGTAGAAAGTAAAATCTTAAATATATGCAAAAAAGAAGGGGCAACAACCTATTACTCGCTTTATAAAAACAACTTGAATAAAAATATTTTTTTAAAAAATGGCATAAATTTAAGCCACTTTGTCTCTTATGAAAGCAAATATTCTTTTATTGATTCTTTGATGAACACAAGATCTTATTATCCATTACTTAAAAAAGAGTGTAATCTTTTTCAGAATGAAAGAACATGATCCTTCAAAAGTAAAAATTCGTGGAGGGAGAAAACTGGCCGAAGACCTGTCTGAATCAAATGCGAAAAAAACTCAAATAACCGCTAATCCCATCAAAAGACGAATTAAGCTCAATCAATTTCCTTGGACCGAAAAGCAAAAAGAATTTTTTAGAGTAGCTTTAGATCCTTCCACTAATATTGTTTTCGTTAATGGTCCTGCTGGGACAGCAAAAACCCTACTTTCTGTATATTGTGGTCTTCAGCTCTTAAACATGAAGGCTGCAGACGACATAATGTATTTGCGGTCTGCCGTAGAAAGCTCTGATAAAAGCTTGGGATATCTTCCGGGGGACGCAAACGAAAAACTAAGGTTTTATAATTTGCCATTTCTCGATAAGCTTGACGAATTGTTAACTGAAAGCAAGGCGGAAAAACTAGAAAACGAAGGAAGGGTTTCAATGTTTCCTGTGAACTTCGCAAGAGGGATGAATTGGAAGTACAAGTGCGTAATTCTTGACGAAGCTCAAAATAGCTCCATAAAGGAAATTATAACCGTGCTTACTAGGATGGGAGAAGGATGTAGGTGTTTTATTCTAGCTGACCCAATGCAAACTGACTTAAAAAACGAAAACGTTCAGGGAGGGTTCGAGGGTCTATCTCAAATTTTCTCCGACGAAGAAAGCGTTAATATGGGGGTGTATACATTTGAGTTTTCGGAAGAAGACATAATGAGGTCAGAATTAGTTAAATTCTTAATTAAAAAAATTCATAAATTCGCTGAGGAAGAAGAGGAGTAAAATGCATCCAGCTCTAATGAAAGAATTTAAAAACCTTAAAGCTTTATCTGAGGATTCTCCTATTGCCATTATAGAAACTCAGCTGGAGAACGTAGCCTTTATTTCTAATGGGGATAAGCTAATATGTCTAGTGATAGAAGAAACGAAAATTCATAATATACTAAGCTGTTTTAAGGTTGATTTAAAAAAGTGGGAGTGGGCCGAACAAGAGGGGTTTAACTTAGCGGACGGAATTCCAGATGACTTAGGTAAAGAAATTTTAATCAAATTTCAAACGCCAAGCGAATATTTAAGTTATTTAAATCTTTAAGACCCAGACTGGTGGTAATTTTTGTGGTGTTTGTTTGTCCAGTGATTTTCTTTATTTAACCCATTCCTCTCTATATATACTTCTGCGTCATGCGCTAGGGAATTTATTTTTTGAAAATACGAAGCAAGTTGTTCGTTGTTGTTTTTACAGAAAGGAAAGCTCAAAGACATTATTTCTTTTAGTTCTTTTTTCATTTTTGCCTCAATTTTAATTACACAACGAAGCCTATATTTATTTTTAAAAAAAATGAAATTATGATATAATAGATAATACATGAAGAAATATTGTTTTAGCTGTGGGGCAAAGTTGGAGTTTTCGGCAAGAAATCAACCTAAATTTTGTGCCCACTGTGGAAAATCGCTTGATGCTTTGTCACATGCTCACGACGAAGATGAAGAAGTCAGCGAGGTAGAGGAGAAGGTGGTAACTCCAATGATATCTGGGTTAGATTTTGATTTTGACCCAGAAACCAATAAGACGAAGGGAGATTCTTTTGGGTCTCTTATAGGAACCTTAGAAAAAGTGAGCGGAAACAAATTGCCCGATAATCTTCCGACCCCCTCCAAGGAGGAGATGCTAGAACAATACAAAAAAGAGGCCGGAACACTCAGGGACAATAATCGCCCAGAACAAGATGCCCAAACATGAAAAGAAGAAAGACTCAACTAAGAAACCCACGTTTGAAGAATCTATAGGTTTTATTAATCAAGAAATAATTAAAAGAAGGGGGAAATGGAATTTAACATCCCTACATTGGATGGACTACGATGATGTTTCTCAGATAATAAGAATACATATACACGAAAAATGGCATCTATACGACCCATCCAAGCCCCTTGGTCCGTGGGTCAATAGGATAATTTCAAACCAAATAAAGAACCTAATAAGGAATAATTATGGAAATTTTAGTAGACCATGCTTAAAATGTGAAGCGTCTAGACCGAACAATGGATGTGATATATATGAAACTCAATGCGCCTCATGCCCGCTATATACTAAGTGGGAAAAAACTAAAAAATCGGCATATGAAATTAAAATTCCGCTAGCGCTAGAAGATCACGTACATGAAGTAAATCCCGTATCTTTTGAGGATGGGATAAGTCTTCAAAAATATGCGCAAAATTTACATAAAGAAATGAAAGAAACCTTAAAGCCTAATGAATGGACTGTTTACGAGGGTTTATTTATAAAAAATAAAACAGAAGAAGAAGTAGCAAAATCCATGGGTTTTAAATCCAACGAAGAAAATAGATCTCCGGGGTACAAACAAATTAAAAACATTAGAAAAAAAATAATAGAGAAAGTTAAAAAATGCTTAAGAAAAGATGAGGTAGATTACTTATGAAAATAAACGATAAACTTGCTAATGGACTATATTTTAACCCATCGCTGCGACAAGGAGCGGGGGTTGGGATATTTACTGGGGCTGAGATAGGGGCGGGATCGCCTATATGCGAATACAAAGGAGAAACCTTCGAGGGGGAAGAAGAGTATAAACAGGTATTGCAAAGATATAGCTACACTATGAGTAGTGGCTTCAAGAAGCCCGTGTGTATATACGGCGCGCAGCACCAAGCTTCAGGTACGTGGATAGATTGCCACCCAGCGCTTTGTAAAAAAGAAATGGGTCTAGGGGGATTTATAAATGACGCCAGAAATCACGCCGATAGATTAGAATATGACGAAAGCTGGAACGAAGAAGAAAAAATGAAAAACATTCTTGAAGCGGGATACAATTGTTATATGTGGCCAGTACCGAACGAACCAATGTTTTTGATAATAGCAATACGGAACATCAGCCCCGGGGAAGAGCTTTATATGGACTATGGAGACGAATATTGGATCCCTTGGGGAGAAGCTGAGAAGTCGCAGGAAAAAAAAAGAAAACAAAAGGAAAAAGAGGAACAAGTCGAACTAAAAAAAGAAGAAAAAGAAGAAAAAAAGGAAGATGAGCTCGCCTCAACATAACTCTTTAAGCGAAGAGCAAAAGGAAAAAATCCTTGAGGAATGGAATTCTAGACTAGAAAATCCTCCTGCTTTACTGGAGCTAATAAGAATAGCTTACCCCGACAGACCAGAGCTGGACGGGAGAAGTAAAGAGGGAAGAGAAATAAAAGCATTTCTTGCAACAAGGAAAATAAAAGCTCATGGGGCGCACGAATATCAAGCTAAAGAAAAAATAAGCTTAACAGCAGAACAAAAGCAATTCGTAGAAAACAATGCTTCTATGATGAACGGGAGAGAAATAGCGTGCGTTGTATTTGCCAACAATGAACTTACAAATCTTCACCAAGAAGTTAGGACGGTTAATGAATATATAAAAACTCTAGATTTACAACCATACGAGAATCCAAACGAAGTACCAAACGAAGCTTACAGGCCTCCAGAAACTTTTCATAAAACAGTAAACACAGTTAATAGATACGTTAATAATGCAATTGATAAAAGCAAGATTACAAGTTCTGTTAAAAAAAATATAGATGCTTTAATTAATTACTTAAGCACCTTTAGGTTCTCTCATCAGATAAACACTTACTCCTCTCAAACAGATAGAGAGCTTTTCGAAAGTAGTTTCGTTAGGTATACCCATGATAAACCAGACTTGTCTCAAGAAGAAGTAGATCAATATATCGTAATGTGCACTGAAGTAATTATCGCCGCAAGCATTCAAAGAAGAATAGAAAGACTTCAGGATTTACTAGATAACGCCGCAGAAGATACGGAGGGTCGCAGAATAGCCATGTCATTAGTAGACGCTATTAGCTCTGCTCAAACAGAATATAATCAATGCATAAACCGACAACAAAAACTCTTAAGCGATTTAAAACAAAAAAGAAGCGACAAACTTAAGAACCAGATAAAAGAAAATGCCAGCGTACTAAACTTGGTTCAGCTCTGGAAAGAAGAAGAAAGTAGAAAGAAATTAATACAGCTAGCCAACATAAGAAAGAAGGCTGTAGCAGATGAAATAGAAAACTTAAGCGGCATGGACGAAATTAAATGTAGGATCATAGGCATAAGCAGGGGAGAAGTTTTAGATGAGTAAGGTCATTGTTCCAGAACCAACTTGTCAAGCATGTCAAAAAGAATTTGAAACGCATAGACAATTGCACGCACACCTTAAAGCTCATGACTTAAGGGTAGTAGGGTATTACCAAAAATATTTTCCAAGGCATGATCTTCACGACAATAACATAATTAAATACAAAACTTTAGAACAATATTTTTCTACAGACTTTAACTCCAGAACAAATCTCAGGCTCTGGTTAAAATCGGTTGAAGAAGAAAAAGCTAAAACTTATTGTAAAAATATTTTACTCAAAAGAAAAAACGACAAAGGCCTTATTTACACCCCAACTCAAGTAGAACTTAGAACGATTCTTTCTCCTCCCATTCAATACCTAAGAAAAATTTTAGATGGATACTACAAGGTCTGTGAAGAAATGGGGTTTGAAAATAAATACCAATTACCCACAGAAATAGCTGAAGGCAAGGAGTATGCTAAACCACAATACTCCATACATATAGATACTAGAGAGCAATTACCCTTAAAGTTTGAAGATTATCGCACTAGATCTACAACTTTGTCCGTAGGGGACTATACTTTTAGTGAGCCTAAGCTAACATGTAATTGTTATATAGAGCGAAAATCTTTAGCTGACTTTATATCTACCATGAGCGTCAAAAATTTAGATAGATTTGAAAAAGAGATAATGAGGGCAAAAGACGAAAAAATCAATCTAGTTATTTTGGTGGAAGATACCTTGTCTCACGCGGTCAGTTTTAAATATTTACCTCATATATCAAAAAAAATAAAAGCAACTCCTGAATACATATTCCATAACGTAAGAGAGCTAATACAAAAATATCCACATATTCAATTTCTGTTTGTAGGAGGAAGAAAGGAAGCAGAAAGGGTTATTAAAAAAATATTTTTTAGTGGATGCGCATACAAAAAAATAGACCTCCAATACGCGTATGATACGAAGGTTTTATAATGTGGTACTGTCCTGAAAAATACGAGGTTAAGCCTGAAAACATCAATGAAAAGATGATGGAAATCGAAGGCTTTATGTCAGACAAAGAAGCCAAGATAACTCTGGCAAAATTTTTACACGCCAATCTAGGTTTTACGACAGAGCTAATCTCAGGCATTAAGCTAGCCCCCTTCCAAGAAGTAACTCTTAGAGGCATGATGAATAGAAACTTTAGCATGTGTGTCTGGGGTCGTGGTTGTGGTAAAACTTTTATAGCTTCTGTTTTTTGTTTTTTGCAATGCATCTTTAATCCGGGAACTAAAATTCTTGTTGCTGGACCTACTTTTCGTACGGCGAGATTTATATTTAGTAACTTAGAAAAATTAGTAGAGTCAAAAGGTGCGGAGTTATTAGCTCAATGTTTTGGATCTAAAGTAAAACGTAATGATCAATTTGAATGGTCTATCAATGGAGGAACGATTACAGCTATCCCTCTTAATGGAGAAAAAATTCGTGGCTTTCGCGCAAACGTACTTTTATTGGATGAGTATCTTTTGTTACCTGAAGATTTAATTAACACGGTTCTTATGCCATTCTTGGTTGCTCCGCAAAACATGAAAGAACGCATAGAAATTAGGGAAATGGAAGACAAGCTAATCGAGTCAGGACATATGGAAGAGGAGGATAGAATGGTGTTTGAAAATGATTCGAAAATGATAGCTTTATCCTCTGCTTCTTATACGTTTGAAAATTTATACAAGACTTATAAAGACTGGGGTAACCATATTTATAAAGAAGAGCGATCAGACTCTTCTTATTTCATTTCACAGATGGGGTATGAAGCTTTGCCAGAACACATGATTGACCAAACTGTAATCGAGGCTGCTCAAGACGGAGGAACTTCGAACGCCTCTTTCCAGCGGGAGTATTGTGCCATGTTTACTGATGGAAGCGATAGTTATTTTAGCGCGATAAAAATGCATGCTTGCACTATTCCAGATGGGGAAGAACCAACGACTCTTATAAAAGGAAGGCAAGATAAAAAATATGTAGTAGGCATCGACCCTAATATGAGCGATAGTCCAAGCGCTGACTATTTTGCCATGTCAATAATGGAGGTAGACGAAGAAAAAGAAATGGCTACATTAGTTCATAATTATGCAGGATTAGGTAATTTAAATAAACACGTTCAATACCTTAACTATGTATTAGATAACTTTGATCCAGCTTTAATATGTATAGACAACGCTGGAGCAGACATGTTCCTTGAGGCAGCGAACAACTCCAAACTCTTTATAGATAATAAAATTAATTTAAAAACAATTGAATTTGATTCTAATAAAGAGGGGGTAGATTATATTAAACAAATCAGAGATTTAAAAAGAGCCTATAATAAAGAAAATAAACAAATAGTTTTTAATCAGGTTTTTTCAAGCGATTGGATAAGGAAGGCTAACGAGCTTTTACAGGCTAATATTGACTATAAAAAAATATGGTTTGCGTCAAGGACTTCAGCAAACGGCTCTGAATTCGATAAACAAAGCACGTACAAGATTAATTTAAAGCAAATTAATGAAGAAAATTTAGGAATGTTTATAGAAACTCAAGATAATTTAGTATATCAAGTAAAAAAACAATGCGCTTTGGTAGAGGTAAAAACAACAGCTAGAGGGACACAAACGTTTGATCTCCCCCAGCATTTAAAAAGAAATACCAGCGCAACTAGAGCCAGAAAAGATAATTATACAGGCTTGCTACTTGCGAATTGGGCAGTAAAATGTTACTTTGACATGCAAAATTATAAACTTGATGAAGGAGCTGCTACTTTTGTGCCAAGAATGGTGTAATGTAGAATAGGATTTAATTAAAAAAAATAAGCTAAAAAAACCTAAAATGAACGAAAAAAAAGAAACCGCTAATGGCGCAGCACCAAAAAAGCCAAGAAAGCCGAGAAAGTCTACTAAAAAAGCTTTAACGGAGCCCCTAATGGCTTTCGAATCTTCTGCGTCTACCCCGCCCAGTAGGACTTCTTATAGAAGAAACAAGTCAGGAAATATAGAAAGAACCGATAAATTTACGAACATTGAATCAGGGCTTATTCCGTTTAAAACCTATACGGGCTCAGGGCAAAGTGGTATTTCGATTAGGGATGCGATAATTTTGTGTCAAAAAGCTTATTATAATTTTTCCGTGTTTAGAAACACTGTGGATTTAATGACAGAATTTTCTTCAAGCGACATATACTTTGAGGGGGGCAGCAAGAAATCTCAAAAATTCTTCGAATCTCTTTTTAAGAAGATAAATATTTGGGACTTGCAGGACAGATTCTTTAGGGAGTACTACAGGTCTGGAAACGTTTTTTTGTATAGGTTTGATGCTAAGCTTCAACCGTCTGACGTTAAAAAAATAAGTCAAACCTTTGGGGCCAAAGCAAAAGCTGTTAAAATTCCATTTAGATATGTAATCTTAAATCCAGCAGACATACAAATCTCTGGCTCATTAAATTTTAGTCAGGCTAGAAAATATCACAAAGTTCTTACGGACTACGAACTAGAAAGAGTAAGAAACCCCAAGACAACGGAAGACAAAGAGATATTTGATGCGCTTGACGCTGACACAAAAAAGAAAATTAAAGGAAACCCCTTTTCTAGCTCTGTCCTCATGGTCTTGGATGGAGATAGATTTGATGCGGTATTCTACAAAAAGCAAGACTACGAGCCGTTTGCGGTTCCCATGGGTTACCCAGTGTTAGAAGATATAAACCATAAAGCAGAACTTAAAAAAATGGACATGGCTATAACCAGAACCGTACAACAAGCGATTCTTCTTGTAACCATGGGTGCAGAGCCAGAGAAGGGGGGGATAAACCAAGAAAACTTGATTAAGATGCAAGCTCTTTTCGAGAACCAATCAGTGGGGAGAGTTCTTATAGCTGACTATACAACGGATGCAAAATTTGTAATACCTCAAGTCGGTGATATTTTAGACCCCAAAAAATATGAAGTTGTAAATTCTGATATCAATGCTGGACTTAACAACATGCTTACTGGTGTGGGTGCCGGAGGAGAAAAATTTGCAAACCAACAAGGAAAAATAGAAGTATTCATAGCTAGACTCCGACAAGCCAGACAAACTTTTCTAAACGATTTTCTTATTCCTGAAATCAAAAGAGTTTCAAAAACGCTTGGGTTCAAAAATTACCCCACTCCTCGCTTTGATGAAATACACTTAAGAGATAATACGGAAAAATATAGAGTATATACTCGCATGGCTGAATTAGGGTTATTAACCCCCGAGGAGCTTTTTGAGGCACTGAACTCTAACAGGCTTCCGAACAAAGATGACTCAATAGATTCGCAAAGGAAATTTATAAATGATCGAGATGAAGGACTCTACTTTCCTCTCGTTGGTGGATCACCCGTAGAAAACCCAGCAATGGAAGATTGGGTTCCTCAAGAAATTGCTCATCCGGAATTGCAAAAGCCTGTTACACCACCCCAAAAAACTACCAAGAAAGCTGCAAAGAAAACCGCAAAGAAAAGTCAAACTACCTCTCCAAATGTTGGAAGACCGTCGGGAACAGAAGGGAAACCTCAAACAAAAGAAAGAGTGGCGGCCAAGCAAATTTTTAGTTTCGAAAACGTAAAAGCTAATATAATAAAGTCTCAAGAGCTAGAAAAAGAAGTGCAAAAAGAACTCAGGAAACGACACAAAAAAACAAGATTAACTAAAAACCAAAAAGAAATAGCGCAAACTATTAGCCATATAATTATAGCTAACGAAGCTTCTAACAAATGGAATGAGTCCGTAGCAAAGTATTGCGAAAAACCAGTAGACCAAAACGCAGAACAAGTTAAACAAGTGGAAAGCATAGCCGTCAAGCATCAGCTAGATACTTTCATGGCAAGCATACTGTTTCACAGCATAACAGAAAAGTAAAATGAGCTATAAATACACAGGCAGAAAAGACCCCGGCTCGGTAATAAGCAGAGATCCTACTTGGCTATCTAATAATGACGGCCTGTTAATTTCCTGTCCAGCCGGAAAGAGTATTGTCGTCTGTGACGTTTTGGTGTCTTCTGGATCAGGCAATAAATTAGGCACTGGTGTTAACGGAGGAGGAGACTTAATCGCGTACGTAGGCTCTGGAAGCTCTCACTCAAAAATTCCAATTGTAGTCCCCAAAGGGGAATCACTGTATACAGATGCTAGCACTTATGTAACCATTACTTATTATTTTGCAGACGGTCAATCGGATCCTCCGGGTTATGGTCCCGTGCTAGAAGTTTGTATAACTGGAGCAACCAACTCAGTAACCCCAAGTAACGCAGACATTATTAATGATACATACGTCAGGCAAGTATCTTGGAACGATGGAAAAGTTCAATATTGGAAAGCTGACGGAAGTGCAAAAATTCAATGGGTTAACGCAACCAGTCAATGGGTCGTAACTTGGGATAACGGAGGTGTTTGGCAATGGGCTTACAGTTCTACCGACAACGTTGTCGTTCCATACGAGGTAGGATCGTGGACCGCCGAAACAGCCGGAAACAGTGGGTGGGGAGGAACATTAACTGTTACCTCAAACCAATGTACAACACCGGCCCCAACTACAACGCCATTCCCCGGCGCGGATTGCAACTCAAATGTTTCTTCTCTTCCGTTTACTGCTTTACCCAATGGCCCAGTAACAGATACTTGGCAAACTACTGGAATCCAGTCGCAAGCAGTCTGGAACATAGCTACCGTATTTGAGTTTACAGTCGTAGCTGGGCAAGGCGCTGGTAAGATGCATGTTTTTAATACGATGGACGCAGGTGTGGAAATTGACGCAGCCGGGAATATACTAGCTACGAATAATTGCGATGAGTATGGTGTTCCGGGTCCATACGGAGGAATGCATAATTTCGACATTTGGATGTGTCTTCATACTCATAGTGGTGTTTTGGTTGATTCTAATGATGACTATCCTAATCAAGGGGCTGGCTATGATAGTGATGGATATGGATCTCAAATTTCAGGAGTGCTGTCGGCGGGGACTTATTATTTGTCAGTCGTTGCTTATTCTTCCACTGGTGGCCCAATCCGCTGTCCGGCAAATCCGTCAGACACATTCCCGGCGAATTATATTATTGCATACGGATATGACGACGGCAGCGGTAGACCTACGTGCGGTGCTACGTGTAATCTTTCAACGACCACAACTACGACTACGACTACCACAACTGCATCGCCAGTTTCTGATTTGTGTATTTCAGGCTTCGCTGCTCATTCGTTCTTTAATACCACTTGGACCCCAACAGGCCATATGTGCGAAGGTAAATACGTTTGGAGTAATAATGCAGCAAATTCAGCAGAGTTAATGTACTTGTTCTTTACTTATCACTGGGGGCCAAGTCAGGGAGTGTGGTGTTTTGCTCAATGGTCAAGTCCGACTGACTGTGATTGTAATAGCACTTGGTATAAGTCCCATTCATACAACGATGAATATCCTTGGGACGCTAATTGGGGCAATGGGTCATCCGATATGAGCGGAACCATGACGGAACACGCTTGTACTACAACTACGACTACTACAACTACGACTACTACAACCACGACCACTACAACTACGACGACTACTACAACTACGACTACTACAACTACGACTACAACAACTACCGCCGCTGCGACGACAACTACCACCGCTGCGCCTACTAATTTAGAATTTGCATTGGCGACCTCTTCGATAGCGGAAGGAAACGCCGGAACATCTACTCATACAGTAACAGTAAATAGAACAGGTAATACCAATGGTACAGCTACAGTAGATTATGTTACGGCTGATATTACAGCAAGCTCTGGGGTAGATTATACTACTGCAAGTGGAACTTTAACTTTCGCAGCAGGAGTAACTTCTCAAACCATATCCATAACAATTGCTGGAGATACCGGTAATGAAGATAACGAAACCTTTAATATCACTTTATCGAACCCAACCCAAACCGTGGGCGTAGCATCTATAACCGGAACTAATCCACACGTAGTTACGATTACGAATGATGATACTTCTACAATAGGATTCTCTGTAGCGACTTCTTCTGTGGCGGAAGCAAATACTACACATACGATAGCAGTTACCAGAAGCGACACAAATGGTACGGCTTCAGTAAATTATGTTACGGCAAACGGGGCGTGGCCAAACACGGCATTCTCTGGAACAGATTACACCGCTACAAGCGGCACCTTGAATTTTGCTGACGGAGTAGGCTCCATGGATATATCTGTAGTAATTTTAGATGATGCTACTAATGAGGATAGCGAGGAATTTACAGTAACTCTGAGTAACGAAACTTCGCAATATGGCGCTGTAGCATTAGGCACTAGCGTGCATACAGTAACGATTACAAATGATGATTCTGTACGTTTCTCTTGGGATTCGTGGTCATCAGAGGTAACGGTAGAAGGAGATACTGGGACACAGATTCATACGGTAACAGTTATAAGAGACGACGGGTGGGGTACGGCTTCAGTAGATTATGAAACAGTCGATGACACCGCAACAGCTGGTACCGACTACATCGGAATTAGCACAACCACCTTGAATTTCGCTGACGGATCACAATCTGAGACTATAGATGTAGTAATTACTGGAGATACAACTGTCGAATTGGACGAAACCTTTAAGATACTCCTAACTAACCCACAATCGGAACACGGCGCTGCGACAATATCTAGTACAAATCCACACATAGTTACGATTTTAAATGATGATACGACAACAACGACTACCGGAGCACCCGGAGGAAATAACTATCACGTAACCCATTGCGATGGCGTTTCGGGAACTGTTGTAATCGATGATCAATTCAACATGGGTCCAGTGAGTATAGGAGATGTTGTTGGCTGGGAGGATAACAACAGCGCAGTACTTTATTGCGGCACAGTTACAGCAACCGGACAAGGCGGAACAGCAGTGGGCAGCCTGTATTACCCCGGCCCTTATCTCGATTGTTCAGAGTGTTGCAGCGCCCTTGGTTGCTAAACTAAAAAATAGTGTAATAAATATTATGAACGAAAATGAAGAGCAAAATGAAAACCAACCGCAGACATTTGGTTATGACAATATAGATATTTCTTTACCGGAAGACTTAGTTGTCCCTCAAATAGAAGAGATTGCTGACGACAAGCTGTATAAAAACAAAATAGAAGATAACCTAGACGTTTCTTTCAAGTTTTGTTTTATTGGAGCAGGACAAGGGGGAAGCAGAATCGCTCAGACTTTCAATAAACTGGGTTATAACAGGGTGGCGGTCGTAAATACCGCTGAGCAAGATTTAAACTCAATTGAAGTAGAAAAAAAACTTTGCATAGGTGAAGGTGGTGCGGGCAAACAGCCAGAGTTGGCAAAAATAAAATTTCAAGAGAACAAAGAAGACGTATTAGATTTTATGCGCTATTCTTTTGGGGAAGAGTGGGATAGAATTTTTGTATGCGCTGGAGGAGGCGGAGGATCTGGAGGCGGAATGTTAGACCCACTGGTTCAAACCGCTCATGAATTAAGCACCACTTTGAAACGAGGGCCTCAGAAAGTAGGGGTAATTTTAACATTACCTAGAAATTCTGAAGGAGCCAAGGTCAGAGCCAACGCAAACAAAGCTCTTCATGAAGCAATCAATTTAAAAAACAAAGGTCTTGTATCTCCTCTCATCGTTTTAGATAACGAAAGGATAAGCCAACTATATCCAAATCTTTCTATTTCTAATTTTTGGGGCACAGCAAACTCTAGCATGGCTGGATTATTTCACTTGTTTAATTTAACTTCAAACAAGGATAGTAGTTACTCTTCGTTCGATAAGAGTGATTATCAGACCATACTTGATTCTGGTATAGTTGCTTTTGGGGTTTCTCCAGTAAAGCAGTGGGATGACCCAGTGGCGCTTTCTAGAATAATTAGAGATAATGTCAAAAATAGCCTGTTAGCAGGATTCACGGATATTTCTACAGCTAGCGTAGCTGGAGTTATTACAATAGCAAGTGAAGAAATTTTAAACGAACTTTCTCAGTCCAACATGGATCACGCACTCGAACACTTGAATAGAACCATGAAAAGAGGTAGTACGCTTCATAGTGGAATTTACAGTGGCGATAAGCCTAGCATGAATCTTTTTATTGCTATAGGTGGATTAGATATGTCAAACCCACAGATTCTTTCCCGGAATAGACCACGCTAAAATGAACGACATTGCTGTAATTTCTCCTTTTTTGGGGTTTGATTCGAACCCATTAAGATTGGAGGGGTTTCTAAAATTTAAAGAAAGTCTAGAAAAACAAGGTGTACCCTTCTACATTATTGAAATATTTCCAGAAGGAAGTTCTCCAGCGGTAAAAAAATTCTGTAATGATAATTATTTTTCTGAAAGAGTTTATTTTCCTATGTGGATTAGAGAAAACGCAATTAATGTGTTAGCTTCAAAAGTTCCACCAGAATATACAAAGCTCATTTGGATGGATTGTGATACGGTTATCAAACAAGACGGTTGGACTGAAGAAGTCTCTAGATTATTGGATAATCATAAATTGGTAAAAATAGGAGAATCTACATCTTGGGGAAGCATGGCTGCTCATAGGAATTTTTTTGAATCTGTTGGGTTATTCGATTTAGATTTATGCGGAATGGGAGATTATATTTCTTATTTATCTGCCACAAAAGAAAACCTTTTAAATGATGAAGAAGAATTCTTGAGTTTATACAAAGATGTAAATTTAGAAATTTATTTTAAGATTCTCGCTTATAGAGCTGAAGCGTTTAAATATTTCCAAGGCGACTGCAAAACACTGGATTTAGACATTGAAAAATTTATTTCAAATCAAAACGTCTTGTTGCCTGAATCTATAGAAAAGAAAAAGCAAAAATCTCTCTTATTAAAATACGTCAACCTTGAAAGGAACATAACTCATGAAGGAATCCACAAGATAATACAATTTAAAAATATCCATGAATGTAGATACCCTCAACTATTTATAAATTATTTAAAATCTGGTATAATTGACGAAAACCAAATCTATATTCCCTCCTTAGATTCACCAACTAGTCATGACGACCCTAATTTGTCTTCAGACAAAACTAGGAGTGCAATAATCAAAGAGTTAAAAGATCTTAAATTAGCTCAATTTGAAATCGTGCAAAAAGAAATAGAGCTCTTAAAAATTTTAGAAAATCAAAATTAATTAAAAAAGGTGTAATCAATTATGTATGAGATTACTCCCAACCTTTCTTCTGGCTTTTCTGATGTCGGGGTGTGGGGTATTTCAAAGTTTAAGAACCTCGGATTACACAAAAGAGCAAAGGGCTAAAAATTTAGATCCCTATCACATACAAAGTTGTGGTCCAGCAGCACTTCATAAAGTTTTTCTCCAGTTTGGAATCTACATCAGCGAGGAAAGACTAAGCCACATCATTCAAAGTGACCCCTCTTGTTCTAAGTTGCTTCGGGAAATTGCTTCTGTATTCAGTATGGAAGGTAGAAAAATAACATTCCCATCAGAATTGAAAAGTATTTTAAAGAAACACGGGTTTAAGATCGTCAGTACAAAGAGCTTTGAAGAACTTAACAAGGACAACGATACGGCTTTGGTTTTAGTAAAGAAAAAAAACAGTCTAAATTATCACTGGGTGTGCTTCCCTGTGGATGAAAATATAAAAACTTTTTTTGGAAAAGAAACTATTATTAAAGAAATATATCTCATTAAAGAATAAGGACCCAATATTTATTAATTTTTATTGAATCAATTTCATTAAAAAAAGTGTATTTATATATTGTAGGGAAGAGTTTTTTCATGAAAAATTTAGACATAGAAGGATTAAATAACGAAACTCCTAGAGAGCAAAAAAAAGACGAGCAGGACGGAAACGTTGAGTTTTCATCCAAGCTCGTAAAGTATTTTGCCTCTCTGTCTAAAGCCTTTAGGAGCGACCACAAAATCTCCCTAACATCAACAGACCTAAAGAAGGTATATTGTCATGGCGCAAGGTTAGGAAAACTTTCTCAAGCAGAAGATATCAACCTCTATGCTATGGCAAGAGTAAATATGTTTATGAGACTAAAATCTGGCGACAAAATGATAACAAGTCAAAACAGCTCTAACGAAGCTAAGGCTACCGAATTAGAGCTAGAAGAAGACAGTAAATCTAAAAGAGCGTCAGGCTTTATCGACATATCAGAGTCTTGGGTTCCTAATGATGACGACATTGAAAAAGCTCAAAAAGAAATAGACAAAAATGATCTAAATCACGAATATGAATCTATAGAAGATTTATACTTGGAATATAAGCCTATACAATTAACATGGGAATAAATAATTATGAACATTGACTTCACAGGACAAATTAAAGAAATGAAAGAAAAGGATGTACTACACAAGCCATTCCCCACTTCAGAAGGATTCGCGCTATTTGCAAGAAAAGAAGAGGGAGGTTATGTGAGAGTTCTTTTTTCCAGCGAGGAACAAATCAAAAAGTATTTAAATGATTTGGGGTACGACTGGGGCAACGAAGGCAAAGATGAATTTACGCACTTCGACAATCAAAATCGCCTACTCACAGTTCTTCCCGAATTGTCCGAAGTAGATTCTATTGCTGCTGACCCGCAGTGGGACCCAGACAGAAATCCTACAGAAACCGTAACTAAGCACACTTCCGACAGGACAATGGAAGACATAAAGCATTGCGCTGTAGAGCTTAGAGAAGTAGATCACTCAGTTACGCCCGTTTCCAATCATCCCGCGCACAACGAAAAACTACACGCATCATCGGATGAAAGTGAAGAAAAGAAAAGCAAATCAAAAGATTACTCAGAGCTTTACCGCAAAGTCGCTGACGCTGAATACGGTGGCTCTCTCAAGGTGGGGGACAACGTAAAAAACATTAACAAAAAATGCACTCATTACGGAAGCGAAGGAGTTATTAAAAAGTTCAATGACATCCCCGGTGATAAAGGGGTGACCATTGCCTATAAATGCA